AGGTACGACTAATGCCGAAAGTTGTGTAGCTGTTGCCATTGTAAATAATCCTTTTGAATAATGTTTTTAGTGTATTTCATTTCTGCACCCATGTGTGAAATTATTATATTCTGTTAACCTACCCATGCAGGTTTGTAACCGCTAAGTTACACTAAAAATGCTTAATTGTCAAGAGGTTTGGATAAAAAAATACCCTAGAAGATAATCAACTAGGGTAGAAGGTAAGCAGAGAGGGAGAGTACACAAATGAACAACAATGAAAGAATCTATTAAATAACCTAATCTAAGCCATTTAAGAGATTCCTAGCATGATGGAGAGGTTCATGCTAGAAACCAAGAGGAGAGTCTATGAGATGAATTTAGATTTTACGCGCCATAAAAAATAAACTATGAGCGATTATTTCACACATTCACAAACCTGTCAAGCAATTTAAAAAACTAATTTACTACCAGCCGCTTTAGCTAACTGTTGTGCTAATGCAGGGTTCTCAGCCATCAGTTTTGCTTGCTCTGTCATGTTGCCTGTTGCGAATGGATTATCGACTCGTGAAGAGCCACCAGAGCCTTTTGAACCGCCACCCTGTGATTCACCCCACCAGAATGCAGTCACCTGCTGTTGCTGTGCTAACCACGCTTCAAATGGAAGATAATCTTCTTTTGTGAGGAACTTACCCTCATCCGTTTCAACAAATAGTCTTTCTGCTTTGAGCATCACAGTTTCTTCAAAACGTGGGTCAATCTTTGCCGCACGAATCTTACTTGTGAATTCGTCATTCATTCTACGTTGACGCTCAATCGTTTGATAACGATTTAATTGTTCTTCATATTCTTTTGTCTTTGTGAGTAATAATTCTTTCTCACTTAGCACAGGTTGTAATTTAGCGTTAAGCCTCGCTGCGACCATTGATTCTAATTTGGAATCATCAATCTTACCATCAGCAGCGGCTTCAAGCTCTTTGATTCGTGCTAATTGTTGTTGCACAGTTTCAGGTTCTAATTCACCAAAAAGTGACAACTTTTGTTTAATTGTCTTTGCATCATTGCGTTCTTTTTGAAGTGCGGAGTAAACCGTATTAAATTCATTTAAAGGTTTCACACCTTCAACATCTAATACATATCTCGCCCCATCATCAACTGATGTATATAAGTCATGAAGGGTTGCATCTAATTCATCTAAACTCGTTAATTCGTATTTTAAAGCCATCTTTAAAAATCCTCTAAGGTTCGGCTAGCATTAGCCTTCTGGGTCACTAGCACCATTGCTAGTTTCATTATCGTCTTGACCATTTACTGTCACAGTAGTGGTCGGTTGTTTAACAGGTTGTACTTGGATGGGTGGAGCTAAGTCTTCACTATCCATCTGAGCGCGTTCTTCGTCATAATCCATCTTGGTTAGGTTCTGTGATTTGAGAATCTCATGTAACGCAGCGTCAGAAATAGGAAGTAATCCAGTTTGTTTAGCCGCCACAAGTTGAGCAAAATCTTGACCTGTCATATTTTTATCAGCAAATTGTAAATTCGGAATAACCTTAACTTGGGTTTCATCCACATTCATCCAACGTGCTAACTTTTTAAGTAATTGTTCTAAGCCATACGCAGCGGTCACAGCAACTTGATTCAAACTCGCTGTTTGAGCCGCCATACGAATTTTTAGTGCGTCACCCGATTCCTGCTTACTATTGCTATTCATTAACTGACCCGCTTTAGTCACAGCGGCTTCTTTATCGTTCTGAAGAGCCTGACGCATCTCAGCAAGACCTGAAGAGGACACACCAATAAACTTAGCATCACCACCCATATCCACATCAATCTTAGCTCCAGCACCCACACGAGTAGCTTGGTCTTGGTCTTGTGAGCCACCTACAACCACGAGTGTGTCTTGACCTTGCATATAGAGCGTGTGACGATAATCCGCCTCAGCACGATAGATTGCAAGCGTCAGATTGGCTAATCCGAGTAATGGTGGGATATCAGGTGAAGCAGAAATATCTTTTGTATTGATAAACACAAAGGGGATTTCATTTAATGTTTGACCACGATACTTAGGTGTGTAGAGTGAACGGTCAATCATGACTCCATTCTCACCCATAATCACAACAGCTTGGGAATAACTGCTCGTTGATAGGTCTTCTTCATTGATAACTAAATCACCCAATGAAAGCACACGGTATCTGAATTCTTCAAACCATGAGAAGTCACGTCTAACCCATGTGGACTCATCGAGTACCACAAGGTTTAAAGCATTGAACCCGACATTATCAGAACCTTCATCCCAATTAGTAATATGCTCTGCATCATATATAGCGATATATGGGTTACCAGACCCACTAGTATCAATATCAACAAGTAACCCAACGCGACCAGTAATAAATTGTTGCGCATGAATCCTCCGCAATAAATGGTCAAGATTATCACCATTAATACTCGCTTTATCACGCAAGAATTCCATTTCTGGTGGTAGTAATACTTGTGTTGGTTTATAGTGAAGTAATCCTAAATAGGATTCAACTGCATCATGCACAAAATTGTGATACACAGCGCGTTGTTTATAAGCATTGTAAGCCACTCTGCCATCTTGACCAATTCCCATACCATCGAGAGTATGACCACCCGTAGGGGGAAGATAGGTTTCGCTTTTACTTTTTACCTGTTTTTCACCCATATAACAATCACGCATTAAGACGTAATCTTGGATTGCGATATCGTAGAGTGGATGAGTTGAGCTGATACTCATAAGTTTTATCCTTCAGTAATTATGTCATGAGCAGAAGCTAAAGCAATCACACCAGTTACGACATCAACGGCTGTGTCTTTATCAATGCCAAATAAAGAAATAAGAATCATCGGAACTAAAAGCATCAAACCACGTTGTGTGCCTTGCTCTGATAATTTAAAGACTACTTTATCCCACAATGAGGGTTTCTTGACCTGTGTCGAAGTAAGACGAGTGATTATCCCTTCTAACTCCGCAATTCTATTTTCTAAATCTTCTGCCATTTCACCCTCACTATAGTTTTATTACTTAGCTTGTTTGAATGCAAGAAATTCCGTTTCTGGTTTAGCAGGAATATTCAATGCTTCACCTGTAGACGGGTTACGACCTACTCTCGCAGGACGTGCAGAACGAGTTTTCCATTTAAATGAACCGAATTCAGGGATACGAACTGCTCTTTGGTTAGTAAGTGCAGAGAATACATTATCCACAATAGTACGGGTTTCATTGTTGGTTAAGGAAATACCTGATTCCGCATTAATTGATTTAACTTCTTGCAAAAATTCTTTTAAAGCCATGGTTATTTTACCTTTAGGTTAGTATAAGGTGGTTAGAAAAATACTACATTACCACAGTTTGAAGGGTTTTGTCAAGGATTTGTTGGGATGGGAGGAGGATGATAGTTGTCGGTACTGAACTCCGACTTGGGACTCTTAGCTAACCCTGCGAGTGTGCTATTCAGCGTATCAGCCTACGCATTAACTATCAATAAAAGCACTGTTTACTGCGTTCTACGAGTCAGTTTCGATTCTTCCCTATCGTAGTAACAAGTTAGCATCGCTGCTAACGTCACCCCATAGTACGGGTAGCTATACCGTATTACTCTATGCTACGGGTTGCAAGGTTCTCATTTGCGGTGAGAGCGAGCAATGCTTTTATTGATAGTGCTTGTCTTTCCAAGCTGTCACCAGTCCACTCTCTGCGCACAAGCTGGTTTGATGCGCTCCTTTTCGATATTAGTCTGTTGGTAGGCTCAACAGATTGATAGCAATCTCGGTATTCGTTGTCGTACTTTCAGACAATCCCAAGTCTCCTATTTCCGAGCGTCAGGCAATTACTGGTGCGCTATGCGCGTACTATCAAGTCATAGCAACTATTGGGAGTTGAACCCAAATCAATGACATTTTAACGTTAGACCTCGCTGGTAGCTAACCAGCCTTTAGTTGCTATGCTTCATAGCGATGTCTTTCCATCAGTCAGTACGAAAACTTAAAGAACCCTCGTGACTCAGAGCCGTGTTAAATCTATTATATCTATTTATGCACAGTACCACAAGAGGTGCAACGATATTCTTTTTTAAGTGTAGCGTTCATCACACGCATACCAACACCATATTCTTTATCTTGGAAGTTAGTAATGGGTGTGCCTTTGCATGAACACTTTTTAATTTCAACAGCCATTTGGATACTCCTTAAATGATTTAAATGAAATTATAATGCCTTATTTTAACTTGTCAATGTTTTTATAGAATTCAGCTATCTTAATTAATTCATCAACCGTTGCATTACCCTTGAGCTTATTGACTCTATTGGACACAACAATTATGTCGCTGAGTTCATAAACACCATCATTATCAATCCTATCAAAACTATAAGAATCATCATATGCCTTGCCTTTATTCCATTTAAGAGGTATTCCTAGTATCGGACATAGGGTTGGATAGTCTATGCCGTATAAATCTGTTTTAGTTAGATGGAAGGGAATACCTCGCCTCTTTGCACTCGATTTAAGCTGTCGGTAAATCGTGTTTAGGTGTTTGATAAACTATATCCCTTTAGTTTTACCACTTCGACTTCCCGTTTTTAATCCATAAATCTTGTATCTAAGGGCATCAGCACAATGGTCATTTTGGCGTTTAGTTTCGATATCATCAAGGTTCTTATCATCTCTTTGCAGATAAGGGAATACCTCAATTAAATTATCACAAGTATTAAAAATAAACAATCCTGCTTTTTCACGAAATGGTTTTGCTTCAGTTACTTTTGCATTTACTAAGTATTCAGAAATACGCTCCCATCCAGCAATACGGCTTCCCGATGATTTATCTGAGCGAGTCCAAGTCACACCTTGATATACTTTATTGCCAATGGTTACTGGTTTTTGCATATCAGCAGCAATACAGTTTCCATTATCCACATTCCAGATAGCATTATCAGCATTACCAGCTACACAACGGTCATATATGCCCCACATGAGTTCACGCTCAACAATTCCCTTGGCAATATCTGTTGCAAGCATTCTAAGACCCTTATTGTTGTCTTTAGGGTCACATCCTGCCCATTCATGAATTAAGAAGATATCCCCTTTAATTGTTGAGCGAGTTTTACCATTACGAAGAATAATATCGCAACCATCGGATTCAGCAAACCACAGTACGCTAAATGGAGCAGAACTACCATAATCGAATGAACGGTCTATTTTCCATGCTTTTGGAATATCAAATGGCTCAATAACGTGAACCTTACTTTCCCAAATATAATCAAAACGACCACCTTCACCATCATTATCCCATGAACCAAGTAGCCATTGTGCCCTACGAATCGGGTCTTCAATAGATTCTAATTGAGCAATATACTCAGGTGTTAGCTTTGTATTTTCTTTATACGAACTAAAGATATGTGTTTGTGTCCGATAAATAATCTCTTGTTCTTGTGTTCGAGGATTAAAAATCTCGATTGGAACTTTAACTATTTCACCTCGCTCCCCTTTATCAATGAATCGTTTTTTAACCCAGTTACGACCAATACCAGAACTATTTGTGGTAGCCAATACAGTTAATGGGATTTGTGGTAATAATTCCCCATTGGGTAGGGGGTAGTCCTCTGGTATAAATGAAGAACGATTTGTTGATAATACCAAATCAAATACTTCTGAAGTTGGATGTTTAGTTAACTCATTTGGAGAAATGAAGCAATTTTTTGACACAGTTCGTGTGAGTGGATTGACATAACAGTTTACATCAGCCACAGTAATATCGATGGTATGCAATCTATCTTCGATTGGCTCAAATTCAATATATCCTATTTCAAAGTTACAATTTGACTTCAATAAAAGTTGGGTGTCATAGGGGTGGGGGTAATTCATTTGTCCCCATTTAGAGGTCATTAATGCCACAGGGTGTTTTTGTGCAGTTTTATCCCATGTGCCTTTAACACCTAGAAGACGATGGTCAGTTGATTGTATTTGTTTCCCTATAAGATTGCCCTCACGGGAATATACTGACACAAGGTTACATGACTTCTTACGGATAGGGAATACTTTTGTGATTGATTTATAGCCTGATGGGGTTAGGATTTTATCACCTTCTT